ATCAAGTCCTTCTTTCTCTGGAATAACTCTTCTTTAAATCTAGCAATCTCTTGCTCAATTTGTTTATCAGTTAGTTGTCCAAGTAATTTATTTGATATCATTTTTTTGTAGTGATCTATCATTTGATTCTCCAATAAATTAGGCAACCCATTTCTGGGTTGCCTTGGGTGGTTACCTCTTCAATAACCTTTCTGTTGGGTTGATTAAGATGCCAACCTTTCTGTGTGATATGATAATATTATCATGGTCAAGGTTGATACGTCTGATACCATGCTTTCTATAGTCATTGTATAAGATGTATGTTTCATCTTTGTTGTCATTTCTTAGTTGACCCCAAAACTTTCTTAGTGAGCCATCTTTTTTAGTGTAGCAACCTCTAACGAAGAGGTTGCCAAACTTAGCTTTTATATCTGATGCTTTCATTATGAGTACACCCATTCTTTATATTCTGCTTGATGTTCTTCTACAAGAAATTCTACTCTTTCTCTGTACCAATCTTCACCAAACTGATCTGAAGATATATCAAAAGTTTTGATACGATCCTCTGGACATGGGTATCTCATGTCAAGTTTTGGGATAGTTCCATCTTTGAGGAATTGGTCAACTAACTTTTCAAATTCTTCATAAGCTATTTCATACTCATAAAAACTTACACATTCGTAAAGAAGGTCAACCATGACCTCTTCAACTCTTTCTTCTTCTTTTATCCAAAGTTCTTTTCCACCCATTACTAAATCCTCCTTGTCATGTTTGTAATAGTAATAAGTTTAATATAATCATTAATTATGATTCGTCAACAACTAAACAACAATTAATTTATATTTTTATAATAATTATGTGTCAGTTATTTGACGACCAGCATGTTAGATGTTCACGGTTTGTTCCATGTTCCCATTTCATGGGAACATGGGTTGGGGGTTACTGTGGAATCTTGCGTTCACCAGAACGCAACACCAAAAGGGGGTCCCCCCTATATGTTGGGGGGATGCAGCACCTACGCACATATAATATCAGTTTTGTAAATTCATTCGCCAATAATTTCATTAGTAGGTTCCCTAACCCTCAAAAAAAATCATGGGTGTATTTTCATTTGGAAATAGTGTAAGGTAAATTAACAAGGAGTAAAAATGGCAATCCAAACACAAGAAAGTTTATTACGTGGTGCTGCCAAAAGAATTGCAAAGAAGTATGGAGTAGATCCAGAACTGTTTGTAAGATTGGTTCAAAAAGAAAGTAATTTTGATCCAAAAGCCAAAGGTGCAGCTGGCGAGATTGGACTTACACAAATTATGTATAAGACGGGTCTTCAGCCTGGTTTAGGTGTTAAGCCTATTGAGGATAGAAGTAATGCCTTAGATAATTTACGTTTTGGAGCCGAGTACCTTGCAGCATTATTAGAGTATTATCAAGGTGACTATCGTAAAGCGCTAATGGCATATAATGGTGGTATGGGTAACGTGGACAGAGGAACAGTATCCAAAGCTGCACAGAATTATGCTAATGATTTGCTTTCTGGTCAATCTGGCAGACCGGGTTTTGATCCGGGAACCTCGGTTCCTAATGACCAAATGCCTGTTACTCCAAAACTGAATACTGGTTCGCCTGCTACTACTATGTCTGGTAGTATGGGCGACATGCAAAAAACGATTGCAAATTTGTTTAATCGCATGACACCACCAATGCAAAGACCACCTGCTATTCAAAACAGAAGAGGTTTTAATAGAATGGGTGGTATGTCACCATTAAGTTCGTTGAAGAATTTACCTATTACACCTATGGCTATGATTAATCCGGCGAAGATGTCTGGTCTTCCTTTGTCGGGTATAGCAAGTTTAAGAAAAGGAAAAAAATAATGGGCCCTATGTATCTAAATCCTGACAGAATTAACTACGTTATGGAAGTTATGGAGAAATACGCTGTCAATGGTGTGGTTGATGGTAATAATCCTGCTTACAAAGCGGAGATAGCAAAAGCGGAAGAGTTGTTTCCAACTCCAAAAATAGACTTTGTTGATGGTAAAGTGCAGTACACCTTTACTGAAGATCAAATTGATACGTATGAAAAGAATACTGGTGGCGCTCCAAAAATGACTAACTTTGACAAGTTTATAAATGAGGAAACAAGGAATGATGATTCAATACCAGATTACATACCTATAGCTGAAGTAAGCAATACTGTACTTAATGTTGTACCTTCTACTCCTGCACCAGTAACACCTACTCCAGTAACACCTACCCCGTCAACCCCTACTCCAGAACCAGATCCAGAACCAGTAGCTGCGAGTAAGCCTTTTTACCTTACTTCTGAGCATGGTAACTCTCTTCAAAACATGAATGTAGATGGTGTTCAAGGTAATATTTTTACAAACAAAAGTAGTTTTGTGTATATGAAAGACAGAAACACGGGTCAAACTTTTACGTATGATGCGAATGAAGGTAAGTCTGAAGAAATGGGGTGGCAAGGATCCGCACCCGGTCCAAACGCAGATCTTATGATTACTTCAATTAATCGTAAACTTGGTGACGATTGGAAGAGTACAGGCGATATATCCAAGTTTAATCTTACGTTTGGAGGAGTAACAGATCCTGCAACTAGTGATGCTTGGGCGAAAGCTGCGAACCATGAACCAGGGTACGAGAAGAAAGAAAAACAGCAACAGTTTCAAGAAACTATGGCTAAGCTGAATGAGTATCAAGATAATTTAGAAAGTGTAAGCGCTACAACTCCAGAAAAAAGTTTTGATGATATGAGTTTTAGTGAGGCGTTTGCTGCCGCTAGAGATACTTTAGGTGCTGGTCAAACGTTTAATTGGAAGGGTAGTTCATATACCACGAACCTCGCACCAGCTACTCCAACGGATACAACAACAACGTATAATGCGTTTGGCGATGTAGTTACTGAAGGTGTGAATGATGATACTACTTTGCAACAACAATCAACAACTGCACAAAACATTATAGCTGCACAAGATGATGAAACATTTGATGCAATGGGTGAAACACCTATAATTGATGATGTTACTATAACTCAAACAACTCTTCCCCCTCCCATAGATACTCAATACGAAACCGATCCATTTACGGGTGGTGTTGATACTATACCAATAGGTCCAGAAAGTTTTGTAGATGATGTAGACACTACACCAGTTACGGGTGCTGATTTTATTCAGTATAATATGTTTGGTGATCCTCTTGGTGTAACAGATTCTGGAGATATAACACCTACAGATGAAGTTTTATCTGGTCTAGCAACAGGTGATCTTCAACCACCAGAAGCTACTGAAGTAGGTTTCTTTGATTTTCTCGGTCCAAGCACCGCTGACGCTGCAACTATTCCAAACAATGAAGAGCTAGAAGAGATACCTAGAGAGAAATCTCCCGGTGAGCTTTTGGTTGAAAATCTTTTGAATAAATTTAAGGGTGCAACTAATCCCGGAGATAAATATACTATTGGAGAAGCTATCTATCAGAACCTTTTTGGTGACGATAATCCAGATACGTTTGGCGAGAAGCTAGGTGTTTTGATTAATGATATGGGAGCCGCAGCTGCAGGTGGTTTTCTAAGTGACACCATTGCTGGTGGAACAACGGGTGTTGCGAAGTACATGGATCAGTTTATGAATTACCTTAGAGGTGGAGAGGGTATTCAAGCTGAAGGTGTTTCTCCAGAACTAGGAGATCAAACAACTACGTTCCAAGATTTTGTAAAACCTTTTACTCAGTACATAGATAGCGTTGGTGCAGATATGTACAACCAAATGAGTGAAGATATGCAGCAACGTGTATCTGAAAACGCAAGTTTGGCGGAAGGAACTACATGGGGAGAAGTCTTTACTGGTACTGCAAAAACTAAATCTGGTGCTAATATGTTTGATGATCCTGCTGCGTTGTTAGTAAAAGGATCAGAGGATTTATATGACGTTATTACTGATGTGGTTACGGGTCTAAGTCTAGGTAAAAAAGGTATAGCATTCGTGATGGGTCTGTCTGCAGGCGAAGGTTTTAATAGTGCAGACCAATCAGCACAAGCAAAAATAACAGAGTATATTGCTAACAATCCAGATGAATTTGCTAAAATTGTAGATCAACAATTCAATGGTGATAAGCAAAAAGCAGAGAACGAAATGAGAAATGGTGCTTCGTTTATTGCTAGTATTACTTCTGGACCTGCAGAAGGTATTGGAGATGCCTTGATGGTGGGTGCGATTAAAAAGGTTAATCCATTTGCATCAACTTCTCTTGCTACAAATCCATTGGTTAACATACCTGCTAAAGCAGGAACAGCGATTGCTACTGGTGGTGCTACAGAATCGGTAGCACAAGTAGGAGAGAACCTAGCCTTGGATAAAGGTGCAGGTATAGATACTCCTTTGATGGAAGATACTGCTAAAGCATTCTTTGAGGGAACAGTAGGTGCGGGACCGGGTTCTACTGTAAGTGCTGCTAGTGAAGCTGTAAATCAACCAGGTACTGATACTGGTCCACTTGGTCCAGAGGATTTTGCTCCTCCACCAGTAGATCCAGTAACTGGATTACCTACTCTTGTTACTGTACCAGAGGGTGGGCCTGGAACTTTTGATGTTGCAGAAAGTACATTGACGGGTGATGTATTAGGTCCAAATGTACAAACTGATGTTAGCACATTTGTTCAACCTCCACCAGAAGGTGAAACTTTAGAGGGTGAGTTTGATGATGTTACGGTTCAAGGTGAGATACCTCAATTTACACCACCAAACGTAGGAGCAACTGCAACTGGTCCACAAACTATTCAAACAGAATATGAGAAAGCTGCAGGATTACTTGAAGATAAATCTGCATTAAGTTCACCAGAGGTTCTTGCTGCAACTGATATTATAAAAGATGAGATTGCAAATACTGGTGCATTATCAAGCACTACTGCTATTAACATTTCTAATACAACTGGTATGTCGTTAGAACAAGTAGCAAATATAGCGGAACAAGAGATGGGATTACCTGCATCTTTAGCTACAGGTCAAGGTGAAACAATAACTGGAGTTACACCAGTAAAACCAGATGTTATTTTAGATCCAAGTTCCTTGATACCACCAACTTTAGACACAAGTGCAGATACAGTAGATACGGTAGATCCACTTCTAACACCAGACATGAGTACAGCAGTATTAAATCAAGACCAACAACCGCTTAACGTAAATATTATTTCTGAAGAAGACTTTAAGAAACTTCAAGATGACGCAACAGGAACAACGCTTGATGATAGTATTAATCAAGCCATACAAAACCAACAACAACTTGTATCTGATCTAGGGGTAGATACAGTAGATCCACTTCTAACACCAGATATGGAGAAAGCTGTATTTGAAGGTACAGATGAAGGGGTGGAACAACAAGTTAATATGTTTGGCGACATAGTAGATGATTTCCAAGGTGTAGATGATAATGTGTTAGCACAACAAGAACAACTTGCACAAACAAATATTGTACCTACACAAACAGTAACTCAAGCTCTAACAGGTATTGGAACTGAAGGAACAACAGGTATTGGTTCTACCGCTGATGTTAAAACTGCTGTAGCAAATACTGTACAAACTGAAGATGCAAAAGAAATAATAGAAGAAACACCTGCTAGTGGTGTAACTACAGATCTTCTTGATGCTGTTGTTCAAGAGGATCAACCACTTGTAGAAGAAAAAGAAACTTCAAATATTGAAGAGGTAATAAAAACAAACGTACCAACTCCAGAAACACAAAAAGTAGATGTAGAAGAAAAAGTATCTGAAGGAGAAACTTTAGCAGCTGAACCAACCACAGAAGTAAAAGATACAACTACAACTGATGTGTTTGATAATGTTGTGGATGTTGAGTTCGAGGATATTACAGATCAACAAGCTATTGATGTGGACACAGACACAGAAGCAGATACGGTTGTTACTACAGATCAAATTACAGACGATACTGTAACGCCTGAGTTGATAACAACTGACGTTTCACCAGACGCATTACCTTTAACAACTACAGATACAGTTGTTACAACTGATGTGGCTCCAGATGAAAATGTTACTACAGACCAACAAGTTGTAGTAACTACAGACCTTCCAGCAGATGAGGAAGTAGATATTAGTACAGTAGGTGATCCAGAAGAAGACGTTGAAGTTGAAGTAGCAGATTCTGATTCAGAAGTAGTTAATCCAGTTGATGCACCTTTCGAATGTCCAGATGGGTATGATACTGTAAAACAAGCAGATGGAACTTATATCTGTATTAAGAAAGGTACAAAGATGGTAGGTAGAAGAAGAATAGCTACGAACCCATATTTATCCAAAAGAGGTTTTGCAGGTCCATCTCCTTATGGTCCAACCATAAAAACTGTAGGAACAACTGTAGATACAGTACCAGCAACTAAGAAAGCGTCTTAATGAACTTACAAACGTTACCAGAAGAAGCGCTGAGAGAGATCTTAGCACTAACTCAAGCTAAGAAACGTTTAGATATAAGAGAAGAAGCTCAAGAAAAGTTCATGCCTTTTGCACATCATGTGTATGAAAACTTTATTGAAGGCGCTCACCATAGGGTAATTGCTGATAAACTAGAAAAAGTAGCAAGGGGTGAGCTAAAAAGATTAATAATTAACATGCCACCTAGACATTCTAAGTCAGAGTTTGCAAGTTACTTGATGCCTGCTTGGTTTTTAGGTAGAAACCCAAAGCTAAAAATCATTCAGGCTACTCACAATACAGAACTAGCAGTACGATTCGGTAGAAAAGTTAGAGATCTAATTGCTGATCCACAATATAAAGACATTTTTCCTGATACTAATTTGAAAGAAGACAACAAAAGTGCAGGTAAATGGCAAACAGACAAGGGTGGTGAGTACTTTGCAGCGGGTGTGGGTGCTGCAGTTACTGGTCGTGGTGCTGATTTGTTTGTAATTGATGATCCGCACTCGGAACAAGACGCTATGAGTGAGGGTGCATTTGACCAGGCATACGAATGGTACACCTCTGGTCCTCGTCAACGTCTACAACCGGGTGGTTCAATCATCATTGTTATGACTAGATGGGGTAAAAAAGACCTAACGGGTAGATTAATTGCTGCACAAGGTGGAGATATCATGGCTGACAAGTGGGAAGTCGTAGAATTTCCTGCGATTTTACCGTCAGATAAGCCTTTGTGGCCCGAATTTTGGAACAAAGACGCATTATTGTCCATAAAAGGCTCTCTTCCTGTAGGAAAATGGAATGCACAATGGCAACAAACCCCAACAACTTCCGAATCAGCGATTGTAAAACGAGAATGGTGGCAAATGTGGGAGAAAGAAGACATTCCTCCTTGTAAATACATACTTCAAGCGTATGATACTGCGTTCTCCAAGAAAGAATCAGCGGATTATTCTGCAATTACTACATGGGGAGTGTTTCAACCAGAAGAAGGTGGACCAGATCACATTATTTTGCTAGATGCACAGCGTGATAGGTGGAATTTCCCAGAACTAAAGAACAAAGCCTACGAAGAATACGAGTATTGGGAGCCAGATATGGTAATAATTGAGGCAAAAGCTACTGGAACTCCTTTGATAGATGAGCTTAGACTACGTGGAATACCTGCTTTGGGGTTCTCTCCGGGCAAAGGAAAGGACAAAATAACACGTATGCACATGGTAGCACCACTCTTTGAAGCTGGTGTGGTATGGGCGCCAGAAGACAAGAAGTTTGCTGATGAAGTAATAGAAGAGGTTGTGTCATTTCCAAATGGAGATTATGATGACTTCTGTGATAGTATGACATTGGCGTTAATGAGATTTCGTCAAGGAGGATTTGTTTCTCTTGACGGAGAAGATGATGAAGAGGACACTTATCGTCCTAAACGGGAGTATTACTGATGGCTATAGAACCTACAATCAACCCTGCTCCAGAGGATATAGGAACTGGAACTGGTATGGGTGGTGCAGATATAGAAACCCCTCAAAATCCAGATTTTACTGGTGGTGCAGAGGTGCTACAAGATGGGCAAGGTGGAGCAATCGTACAAGCTCTACAACAAGCGATGGCACAGAAAGGTGGAGAACCACCTGTTAGTCATAGCGCGAACTTAGCTGAGCTATTAGACGAAGGTATTTTAGGAGAACTTTCTTCAGATCTTCGAGCAGCTTACGAAGAAGATTTAGAATCTCGTGCAGAATGGGAGGAAACATATACAAAGGGCCTCGATCAGTTAGGTGTTAAAACAGAAGAACGCACTCAGCCATTTGAAGGAGCATCTGGCGTTACGCATCCTTTAATAGCAGAGAGTGTAACACAATTTCAAGCACAAGCCTACAAAGAACTTTTACCTGCTCAAGGTCCCGTAAAAACACAAGTAATAGGATTACAAGATGCTGCGAGAGAGGATCAAGCTGCCCGTGTAAAGGAGTTTATGAACTATCAGATACTAGAAGTTATGGAAGAATTTGATCCAGACATGGATCAATTATTGTTTTATTTACCTTTATCTGGATCTACCTTTAAAAAAGTATACTTTGATGAAACTAAACAAAGGGCAGTTGCACAGTTTGTTCCTGCTCAAGATCTAGTTGTTCCATACTCTGCATCTGACTTACAAACTGCATCAAGAGTTACACATGTTCTACGATTAGATGAGAACGACATGCGTAAGCTGATGGCGGCAGGAGCATATAGAGATGTAGACTTGCAACCACATGATGAAACATCTGAGAACGAAGTTCGTCAAAAGGTAGATGAGTTACAAGGAACACAGAAAACATACACAGATGATATTTATACGGTGTTAGAAATGCACGTTAACTTGGATCTTGAGGGGTTTGAAGATATGACCCCAGAAGGAGAACCAAGTAAAATAGCTTTACCTTATATCGTGAATATAGATGAAGGATCTGGAGAGATCTTATCAATACGTAGAAACTTTAAAGAAGGTGAAGAGATTGCAAAAAAGATACAATACTTTGTTCACTACAAGTTTATGCCTGGTCTAGGTTTTTATGGGTTTGGTCTTATTCACATGATTGGTGGTCTTGGACGAGCAGCTACAAGTATACTGCGTCAGTTAATTGATGCAGGTACTTTGGCTAACCTCCCTGCTGGATTCAAGGCTAGAGGTGTAAGGGTGCGAAATGATGATGAGCCTTTGCAACCGGGTGAGTGGCGGGACATAGATGCACCGGGTGGAGATATAAAAAGTTCTATTATACCTCTTCCTTACAAAGAACCATCTGGAACATTGGCACAATTACTGGCTGCTCTTGTTGAAGGTGGCAGAAGGTTTATATCTTTGGCAGATCAAACTGTGGGAGATGGCAATGCTCAAGCTCCAGTTGGTACTACAGTTGCTTTACTAGAACGTGGTACAAAGGTAATGTCAGCTATTCACAAAAGATTGCACTACTCACAGAAGAATGAATTTAGAATACTAGCTAGAATTTTTGCAGATAATTTACCACCTGTATATCCCTATGACGTTAGAGGTGGGGATAAAATGATTAAAGCTGCAGACTTTGATGACAGAGTAGATATAGTTCCAGTAAGTGATCCCAACATATTCTCTATGACACAGAGAGTAACTCTAGCACAAACTCAACTTACATTAGCACAATCTAATCCACAGATGCACAATTTACACGCTGCATATCGTAGAATGTATCAAGCATTAGAAGTTCAAAACATAGATGAGATATTACCACCCCCTCCACAACCAGAGCCTATGGATCCTGCTATAGAGAATGCACGTGGTTTGATGGGTGAAAACTTAACTACTTTTCCAGATCAAGACCATAATCTACACATAAAGATACACATAGGCTTTATGAAAACTCCATTGGTGGCTACTACACCTCAAGTGATGGGTATATTCTATGCACATATTATGGAACATATATCACAGTTGGCACGTAAGCAGGTAAGAAAAGAGATACAAGAAGTAGTGCAACAAGCACAACTAGCAGCGAATAAATCTTCACCAGAGAGTAAGATGGCTGCTCAAAGACAAATACAAGAAGTACAACAAAATATGCAAGATCCAGCACAGATGGAGAAATTAATATCTATGCAGATGGAAAGAATTATGGCAGAGGTTCTTCCATTGTTAGCACCACCGGGCAATGATCCAATGGCTGATCCTTTAGTTCAAATTCGTATGAAAGAACTTAATATAAAAGAACAAGACTTGCAGAGAAAACGAGAGGACGATCAATCTGATGTGATGTTAGATCTACAGAAGATGCAACAAAAAGCTGCTACAGATGCAGCTAAGATTGAAAGTCAAGAAGAAATTGCGGCTAATAGAAACAAAGTTAACAGAGAACGAATTGATGTTCAACGTAAAGCTAGCCAAAAGTAATGTTCGATCCAGTTACAGTAACTGCGGTTTTAACCACCGCAACATCTGCATTTAACAACCTAAAGAAAGCATTTGCGATTGGTCGTGATATAGAAACTATGTCATCAGATCTTTCTAGGTGGATGCAAGCTAGTTCCGACATAGACCAAGGAATTAAAAATTCTAAACACCCGCCCTTCTATAAAAAGTTTTTGAGTGGAGATAGTGTTGAGCAAGCGGCGGTACAATGTTTTACTGCTAAAAAACAATTAGAGGAGCAACGTTATGAGTTGCAACAATTTATTAAATTCAAGTATGGATCCAAAGCCTGGGATCAGTTGTTAAAAATGGAGGCGAATATCCGTAAAGAGCGCACAGAAAAATTGTATGCAAAACAAAAATTTAGACAACAATGTATTGAAGGATTCTTTATTCTTCTTTTGCTTTGTACTATTGTAGGATTTATTATTTTTGTTATCTGGCTAAAAAGACAATCTGAAAATGTATGAAGTAAAAGATCTTATATTGTTATTTATTGTATTAGCTGCGTATTATTTTCATACGTTATATCCTCATCCTACAAAATGGTGGATAATGTTGAAGTAGACAATGTTAATTAATTTAGGTATACTACAAAAATTATGAGCTATGTTCCCGGTCAAATCGTAGACGGTCAAATATATACAGATCAAGGATTTGTGGATTTACCCAAACTCGGTCCAGGAATGTCGTATGGTTCTTTTAGTGGACTAAAACCTATACGAGGTTTCCCGGGTATGATGAGTAATCCACTACAACCTCTTTCTGGAGCCTTAAATAGTTTAGCTATGAAAGATAGTTCAGAAACTAATCAACAAAGAGTTGATAATACCATGAGTGGTATTGTATCTCTAATAAATCAAGAGTTTCCTACTTTTCAAAGTATGTATGGAACTCAAATGCCTACTTATGGGGGTAAACCCGGTTTTGGTGGTGGTCTTGTACCCGGTTTTGGTGGTGGTGTTGTAAGTTTTGGTGTTCCAGATCCAATAAACGATCCTATTAATTATCCAGATAATCCAGCAAACGCTGGAACATTTGACCCATCAGATGCGATGAAAATGCTTGGACAATTAACTGGAGCAGGTCAAACACCAATTCAAGCTACAAACGTTTCATCTCCACTCTCTGGATTAGGTTTGAAAAGTAGTGGCATAGGTTCTATGCTTGGTTCGTTGATGTAGTGGGTAAGAGATCTGACTTTCCCAGAAAGCCAAGAGATTTTTACCCTACCCCTTTTAGTGCAGTAGAACCTTTAATACCTCACCTACACAGATTATCTACGTTTGCAGAGCCTATGGCAGGGAATGGAGCATTGATAGATGCTATAGAAAACTTAACTGGTATGAAGTGTTTATGGAAGTCTGACATAGAACCACAACGTAATGACATATTAAAAAAAGATGTTTTTGATTTAACCTTATCAGAATATACTATGGCATGTGACGTAATTATCACAAATCCTCCTTGGTCTAGAGATTTTTTACATCAATCTATAACATGGCTTTGTATGGTTAGACCCACGTGGTTATTGTTAGATTCTGATTGGATGCACACAAAACAAAGCGTTCCGTACATACAATATTTACATAAGGTTCAACCAGTAGGTAGAGTAAAATGGATTGCTAACAGTAGACATACAGGTAAAGATAATGTAGCATGGCATCTATTTAGTGGACAACCCAAACGGGATCCAGACAAATTTAAATTTTATTCGAGAGGGTATCATGCCAGCGACAATAATAGATGACTATAAAATATTTCCAAGACTTATGATGGGGGTAATAACTATTTTAACCTATCAAAGTGTTCATTGGTTTATGCAGATTGAAGCACCAACTTTAGAACAAGCCGGACTAGTTTCGGTGTCATTTGGCGCCCTAACCGGTTGTTTCGGCATTTGGTGTAGTGGAGAGAAAGGAACCAAAGGTGAGCCTACTCAGTAGTCTTATAGAACCAGTATCTAATTTATTAGATAAAGCAATACCTGACCAAGATCTCAAGCGTAAGCTATCCCATGAGATTGCAACCATGTCAGAGAAACATGCTCAAGAGTTGGCCCTCGCCCAAATTAAGGTCAATGCAGCAGAGGCTGCTAGTGGAAGCCTGTTTAAAGGTGGCTGGCGCCCTTGCGTTGGTTGGCTCTGCGCTATTGCTTTTGGCTACCACTTTGTTTTTCAGCCTGTTATTATTTTTGTAGTGGCACTAGTTGGTATAGAAATACCAGAGTTGCCAGAGTTTGATATGGGTACACTTCTTACTGTCCTTGGAGGTATGCTTGGAATTGGAGGACTTAGGACATACGAAAAGCAGAAAGGGTTAACAAAATGAGTTTTAAATTAAGTCAAAGATCTCTTGATAAACTAGAGGGAGTACATCCAGATATGGTGAAGTGTGTCAAAAGTGCCATAGAATGGACCACGGTGGATTTTGGTGTGATTTGTGGTATGCGCACGGAAGCCGAACAGCGTGAGCTTGTAGATAAGGGCGCGAGCCAAACAATGGCATCGAAACACCTTGAAGGTTTAGCTGTCGACCTTATGGCTTACTGCGGCTCAAGGGCATCATGGGAGTTGAATCTTTACGATGATATCGCTGATGCAATGGCTAAAGCTGCTAAGACACATAACGTTGCAATTAAATGGGGAGCAGCATGGAGCATAGGAGATATAGCTCAATGGAATAGCGGTATGGAAGGTGCTATGAATAGCTATATTGATCTACGGCGTAGTCAGGGTAGACGGCCCTTCATAGATGGACCTCATTTCGAGTTGATACAATAATGCCACATTATACAAAACCTTTAAAAAAAGTAATTGGAGGTCTGAAAAAGGCTTCAAAGTTACACTCAAAACAAGCAAAAACTTTGTCAAAGATAGAGAAAGATCAAAGAACAAGATATAAAAATAAACATGTTTCAAAGGCAAAGCCTAGAACTAGAAGAAAAAAATAAACATGTGGATGCCTATACTCTTAGTTTGTAGTAGTATGTTTGCACAAGATTGTTTGGTGGTAACAAGAAACTGGGAGTTTCACGAAACTTTAGATAAGTGTTTAGAGGTTTCCGTAGCAAAAGCAAGGATACTATTAAAAGAACCTACGGTGTTTCACGTGAAACCTTTGTGTCAAAAAATTAAGTTAAATAAAGAAACTTGAGGGATAATTGTATGGATGTTGTTGACTTCTCAAAATATTTGTATAAAAAGTTAAAAGAGAGGGAAGATAATCTAACCTCTGCTCTTTCCGCTGGTGGTGTTAAAAGTTGGGAAGAGTACAAAATGACAGTAGGAGAAATACGGGGTCTTTCTCTTGCACGTGAGGAAATCAAGGCCCTGCTGGAGAATAATGACGATTATGACGAAGACACTTTACGTTCCTAACCACGTTAAAAAGGAAATTGAAAAGAAGAAAGAAACCAAAACTCCTTATGTAGAACCTGGTAATAGAGTACTAGATCCCTCACTTCTCGATAAAAGTTTACTGGAAAGATTACCTCAACCAACTGGTTGGAGGGTTTTAGTTATGCCATATCAAGGTAAAGCTAAAACATCTGGTGGTATTTACGTTCCAGATGAGGTGAGAGAAAGAGAATCGGTAGCTACAGTTGTGGCGTATGTACTCAAACTTGGTCCCCTAGCTTATGCAGATCAAAATAAATTTGGTGGTAAGCCTTGGTGTCAAGAAAAAGAATGGGTATGTATAGGAAGATACTCTGGCTCAAGATTCAAGATAGATGGTGGAGAAGTTCGTATCATTAATGATGACGAAGTTATTGCTACTCTATTAGATCCCGATGATATTAAAAACGTGTAGAGGTTATCATGGCAGAACAAAAAGTAGAAGATAAGCAAGAAGAAGTTAAAGAAGAGATTGTTGTAGAAGAAGAGAAACAAGAATCTAAAGAGAATGTTTCACGTGAAACATCTAATGAAGAAGTAAAGGTTGAAGAAACAACAACCGAAGAAAAGAAAGAAGAAGAGTTAGATTCTTATAGCAAGGGAGTTCAAGCTAGAATAAAGAAACTAACAGAGAAGTATCGACAAGAAGAAAGAGATAAGGCTGAAGCTCTAAGAGTATCACAACAATTACTGGAAGAGAACAAAAAACTTCAAGCTAGAGTTAAAAACTTAGATACTGGCTATGTTGCAGAGTATGGCAATAGAATAAACTCACAATCAGAAGCAGCTAAACGTATGTACAAAGAAGCCTACGAAGCAGGTGATTCGGAGAAAATGGTGCAAGCACAAGAGATGCTCTCTCAAATAGCTGTAGATAAACAAAGGTACAATACAGCTAAAGCTCGTGTTGAACAACAAGCTAAAGCACCAGTACAACAACCTCAAGCTCAACAACCTCAAGCTCAACAACCTCAAGTTCAACCAGATCCTAGAGCTAAAGAGTGGGCGAGTCAGAACGAATGGTTTGGTAGTGACAAGATTATGACAACAGCTGCTTTTACTTTACATAATATTCTTACAAACGAAGAAGGGTTTGACCCGAAGACAGAAGAGTATTATAATGAAATAGATAAAAGAATACGTGCGGAGTTTCCACAGAAATTCCAAACAAAGAAATCTACGGGTGGAACCCAGGTCGCCTCGGCTGGTAACTCCGCATCCCGCAGTAGTAAAACCGGGCGCAGGACGGTCAAACTATCGCCTTCGCAAGTTGCGATAGCAAAAAAGTTAGGAGTACCTCTTGAACAATATGCTAAATATGTGAAGGATTAGAAAATGGCTGAAGAAAAAAGAACCGCAAGAAAAGATGTTTCGAGAGAAGCAGATATGCGCAGGAAACCTTGGGCGCCGCCTCAAATGCTTGCTGCACCAGAACCACCACATGGTTTTGTGCATCGTTGGATAAGAGTAGCTATGCGTGGTGAAGAAGACAAAATGAATGTTCATTCCAAACTACGTGAAGGATGGGAACCTGTCCGTGCTGACGAATATCCAGACTATGAAGCACCTGTTATTGACAATGGTAAATATGAAGGTGTTATAGGACAAGGGGGTTTGATGCTGTGTCGCATACCTGAGGAAACAGCACATGAAAGAAACGAGTATTACGGGGGCCGGACCCGCGAACAAATGACAGCTGTCGATCAGGACTTAATGAAGGAACAACA